CTATATAATTAGTGAGATGCTTCGGGTCTCATAATTTTAACCTTGCCCTTAAAGGAGGTCTATATGACACATTATTTCGATTCTTCATTTGCACAATTCCCCAAATTCGATAAGTTTTTCATTGGACACGACAAGTTCCTTGCCAAAGTTCAAGAAGTCGTAGAGCAAGCTGCGAATACAGCTGCTACATCTTATCCTCCAATCAATATTAAAAAGACTGACGATAATAAATACTTACTGGAGATGGCAGTTGCTGGCTTCGGTAAGAACAGCATTGAATTGACTCTCGAACAAAACAAGCTTCGTGTCGCTGGTAAAGTGGAAGCATCTGACGAAACAACCGAATATCTTTATAAGGGTATTTCAACTCGTCCTTTCGAGCGCACATTTATGCTTAACGATGACGTTGTTGTCAACAATGCTCAATACGTCAATGGTCTTTTGAAGGTATGGTTGGAACACATCATTCCTGAAGAGAAGAAGCCAAAGAAAATTAACATTGAGGACGAAGTTCCAGCAACTCCCGAACTATTAACAAAAGGGAAGAAGTAATGTTATTTTTCAATCATGTGATGAAGTGGCTTCGTCGCACTTTCCTATACAACAACACTTATCATCAGTTGTATAGTTTAACAGATCGTGAGTTGGCCGATCTTGGTATATCTCGTTGTGGTATACATGATGTTGTTATGAAATCTGTCGTGCAGAGAATACCAAGTAGGGCATACTAGCTCACTAAATAGAGGGGAAGCAATTCCCCTCTATCATTTTTAGGAGTATATGATGTCGATTACAAAGGAACAACTTCAATCGTTCTTTGAGGATACAAAGGAAGAAATTATCGACTCTTTTGTAGATCCTCTCAATAAAGCAATGGACAAATTTGAGATTAACAACATTAATCGTATTGCTATGTTTCTTGCACAAGTTGGTCATGAGTCGGGTGGTCTTACAAAGACTCAAGAAAACCTAAACTATAAACCAGAGCGTCTTGCTCAAATCTTTCCGAAATACTTTCGCGACGTTAACCCAGAAGACTACGCTCACAATCCAGAAAAGATTGCGAATCGTGTTTACGCAAATCGCATGGGCAATGGCGATGAAGATTCAGGTGATGGTTATAAGTTCCGTGGTCGTGGTCTTGTTCAATTAACAGGTCGTACAAACTATACACAATTTGCTGAAGCTGTTGGTATGGATGCTGACTCAGTTGTTGAATATATGTCAACACCAGAAGGTGCTGCTATGTCGGCTGCTTGGTTCTGGGACCAGCATAACTTAAACAAATGGGCTGATGAGCAAGATTGTGTCACTGTTACAAAGAAAATTAATGGTGGTGAAATTGGTCTTGCTGAGCGTAAAGAACTTTTTGAGGAAGCGCTCACAATTTTTGCTTGATATCAGCTGTCAACTGGTGTATAGTGAAACATTATAATGTGAGGGTAACGTGTCTTTTTTCTATACATCAGTCGACAGAATTGGCGAGAATATTTGCTTTCGTGGCTACACAAATGGTAAGCCAATTAAGCGTAAAGTGAAGTTTCGACCAACACTTTATCTCAAGTCTCCAAAACAAACTCAATACAAAACACTTGATGGCTACTATGTTAGTCCGCTAACATTCGAGTCTATGAGAGATGCTTATAAGTTTTGTTCAGACAATAAAAATGTTGATAACTTTAAGATCTATGGAACACAAAACTACGTCCACCAAGCTATAAGTGATCTGTTTAATAGTGACCCACCACCATGGGATATTAATCAGATGAACATTGTTGGAATCGATATCGAAGTTCAATCTGATAAAGGCTTCCCACACGCTGATAAAGCTATGTTTCCAATTACAGCAATTACTATGCGCTCATCACTCGATGATGTTTATTATAGTTGGGGGCTTGGTAATTATGATAAAACAAAAACAATAAACACAGAACTCACAATCGATTATGTTAAGTGTGCTGATGAGCAGGAATTGCTTAAACGATTTCTAGCTCACTGGCAATACAAATACCCAGACGTTGTTACGGGATGGAATAGTCGATTGTTTGATATGGTCTATATTGTCAATCGAATGGTTCGTGTTCTTGGTGAAGAATATGCTTTTCAACTCTCACCTTGGAGTAAAGTCACCTCAGGTGAAATTGAAATTGCTGGTAAGCAAGTACAGGTCTATGATGTTGTTGGTGTTCAACAGCTTGATTATCTCGATTTGTTTAAAAAGTATGGATACAAGTACGGCACACAAGAGTCTTACAAGCTTGATAATATTGCAAACGTTGTTCTTGGTCAGAAAAAGATTGACTACTCAGAGTTCAGCTCTCTCTTTGAGCTTTATAAGAAAGACCATCAAAAGTTTATAGATTATAACATCAGAGACGTTAGCCTGATTAGTAAGATGGAAGACAAACTTGGTTTGCTTTCGTTGTGTATGACAATTGCATATAAGTCTCTTGTTAATATGTCAGAAGCTTTTGGTCCCGTTAATTTGTGGGATGCTTTGATTTATAATGAGCTTCGGCGAAACAATATTGTTGTACCACCAAAGGAAGCTAAAACAAAACTACGACAGATTCAAGGCGCTCATGTTAAAGATCCTATTAACGGTCTTCATAAATGGATCGTCTCGTTTGACGTTGCATCTCTGTATCCACACATCATTATGCAGTATAATATGTCACCAGAGACAATCGTCAATCGCGTCTATCCTAATCTTACAGTTGAAAGCTTACTTGAAAAGAAAGAACTATCAATCGAAGATGGTTATTGTGTAACAGCAATTGGTCAATATTTTGAAACGAGTGAAGTTGGTTTCTTTCCTAAGCTTGTTCAGAACCTTTATAATGAACGTAATATTGTTAAGCGTGAGATGCTAGAGATTGAACAGCAACTTGAACAAGCAACTGATCCTGTCGCAAAGAAGTACCTTGATAAAGAAGCAATCAAACGTTACAATCAAGAGCAAGCGATTAAGATTTTAATGAACTCGCTTTATGGTGCTATGTCGAATGAGTTCTTTAGATACTACGACATTCGTATTGCTGAATCAATTACAGTAACAGGCCAGCTTACTATTCAATGGGCTGAGAAAAGGATCAACACATATATCAACAAAATTCTTAAGACTGATAATGTTGATTATGTTATTGCAATCGATACTGATTCGTTATACATCAACTTTGGTCCTTTTGTTGAAGCTGTGATTGGTAGTTCGTGCAGTGTTGAGCAAGGAGTAACTTTTCTTGATCGTATGTGTAAAGAAAAGATTCAACCTATCTTACAAAGTGGATATGAAGAACTTCAAAGATACCTCAATGCTCCAGTCAATAAGATCTCAATGAAACGAGAAGTCATTGCTGATAAGGGTATCTGGACTGGCAAGAAACATTATGTTCTTAACGTCCATAATTCGGAAGGTGTTCAATTTGCTGAACCAAAGCTAAAGATGAAAGGTATTGAAGCTGTAAAATCTTCAACACCTATGATCTGCCGAGACGCTATTAAGAAAGGTATTAGTGTTATTCTTGATGGTGATGAATCAAAGCTACACAAATTTGTTGCTGACTTTAAAGAAAAGTTTGATACTTACAGCTTCGAGTCAATAGCATTTCCACGTAGTGTTAAGGGACTTGATAAGTATCGAGATCAAGATACGATATACAAAAAGGGTACACCTATTCATGTTAAGGGTGCTTTACTACACAATCATTTACTC